GGGACAACCGAAGATTAAAGTTCTTATGAACCCATCTTCTGTTCCGGCGAACGACCTATCAGTGCAGAAGGCGCTTAATACGCGACTTCTGTCAGGCCGATCACTACGGAAAAGGAAACGTTTCTACAAAGATCTGAAGAGATCTTTCCAGATAACGTTCCTGACTGTAGGCTGGGAGAAGGAATCTTTCTCGAAAGGTACCTTCTTCCGGCGTTTACGTCAAAGGTGTTTCCACGCCAAGTCCGAGGACGAGGTCGTCGAATCCTTAAAATCTGCTTTAACTGAATGTAGACGCCTTGCGCTCGAGGGCAAGGGGCTATACAAACAGAAAGCTAACATTTCCGGTTTAGTCGTCCCGAGGGGGTATTATGCCAACTCGAAACAACTATTCCAGATTTCAATGCTGAAACGCGCTCTACCGTATCCTTCCAAGGAAGCTACGGACCGCGCATTAAGCGAATGGTTTGAGGCTGTGCAACTTCCCGCTCCCACTTACTGGGGGAGTCTGGAAGAACGCACCGGGGGTGAGAATCCCCCGACAGCCGACAATTTCTGGCACAAACTCCCGCTTGATACACGTCAGTGGATCAAGCGAGTGTCCCGTGCCGCAAAGAAGCAAAGCCGCAAAGAACCCCAGTATCTGGGATCTTCTGCGTGTGCCCAAGCTTCGACATCCAAGGGGGGGCGTTCCAAGTACGCCCGGACCGCTCTAGAGCGGAACGGGACGGAACCGGACGCCCCTCTCTCGGAAGTCAATCATAAATGGTTCAAGGCCAAAGGACGCCGTAAGGGCATCCAGCGGTCCACGAACTTACTTGCGTCCCTTGACCCGGGACCTTCACACCACTGGCCGTCTAGGCCGGTAGCGGTAAAGGAACCGGGTAAGGTCCGGATAGTAACCATTAGTGACGCTCATCGCGTCGCTAAAGGCCATTGCATTAGAAAGGCCCTCTGGCTCCCGGTCGTTACACGACGGGGAGCCGGAGAGGCTTTGAATGACTTACCCAACTTCCTACCTTTTCCAGAAGAGATTCCGGGAAAAGCGGAAAGATGGGTTTATTCTGCAGATTTAACTAAAGCCACGGATGGTTTATCCCACGAGTGGCTTGGTTGGCTCTGTAAATATTTTGGACTTGATGCCGGTCTCGTCTTTTTAGACGAAATCGTGCATGGGTCCGACTTAATCGAGAGTAAGAGAGGTGCTCTCATGGGGCTTCCCGCCTCATGGTTGCTCCTCACTATTTCTCATATGATGATTTGCGAGAGAGTTGACTCCCTTGGGCTTTTTTGGCTCAAGGGTGACGACATGATCGCTTATTGGTCCCCCTCCCAATGGGCTTCGTATAAGAAGCTCATAGAGGTAACGGGGATGACGATAAATGTCACGAAGAGCTTTAAGGCGAAATCGATGGGGACCTTTTGTGAAGGTCTCTATCAATTAACACCGAAAGGCTTGGCATTACAACCAACTATGTCCGTTAAGGGACTCGTCCACCGCTCCTCTCGAGGAGCAGTGTTCGATGACCTCTCGAACGTATTGCGCGTCGCATTCGCGCGGGGCTTTTCAAGGCGCCGCGCTTATGTTGTGCTTAATTTTGCAGCCAGTAAGGAACTTTCTTTAGCGAGGAAGTTCCGTACTCCGCTGTGGCTACCAAGGGAACTGGGTGGTCTGGGTCTTCCTCCGGAAGATCCAAACAACTTAGCTCCATGGGTTTATAATGGTTGGACCTGGGGTAACCTCGATAAGGGGGTAGCCCGGGATCCAACATCGTTAATTCCAGTTGGGGAGCTGTCTAAGAAATTAGGCGAACTCCTAGGAAAGATTGAGTATCGATCCGGCGTTGCGAAACCTTGCGTTCACATCGCTGAAATCGAACAAATTGCTCGTTCTGCTCTCAGCCTTCTAGAAGGCAGAGGGGAGTCGAACTTTATTAGAACGGTCCCGTTCTTGCGTTCTCTCCAACGCCGCCGTAAGGCGGTGGCGAAGAAATTCGCATTGCGAACAGGAGCCGGTCAATTAACTTGGGGAGTGATGCAAAGTTTGTTTTCAAACTTGCTTCCCACCTCGTCATCTCTCCTTCAGCATTGGGGTCACTGTGGACCCGTTTGCCGTGGAGAAAAAGAATCACAGCTAGCTACTCTCGATCTCGATCGTGAGTATTAGCATAGTAAAAGTGTACTGCTGGTCTGACAACGAATTGTCTACCATGTGAGGGGATCTGCGGGTCTTCAAGAACATGTACAACGAATTGCACAAGTAATGAAATCCAAAACACAGAAGCCCTGCCAGTACAGGCTCTGGGGTTTTCGCGTGACGACATTTATGTCCGATCGCGAAAGCCTTT